GATCGACGCTGCCGAACACGCGAAACTCCCCGCCGTTGTGGTAGATAGCTTCTCACATAGCTGGGCTGGCGTCGGTGGCGTTCTGGAAATGCACGCCATGGTTCTGGACCGGCTGGTAGCCGAAGCCGAGAAGCGCGCAAACGGGCGTTATACGATCGAGCGGGACAAGTTCTCCATGCTGGCATGGGCAGAGGTAAAGCCGGCATATCGGCGTCTTGTGGACCGCATAATCCGAGCTAAGACGAATTTCGTGATCTGCACCCGCGCAAAGCCGGTTATGCAGAAGGGTTTTGGCGACAAAGCGGTGAATGCATTCAAAACCAAGACGCGACGCACCGATGTTCCGTGGAACCCGGAGACTGATTCCGACCTGATGTTCGAGATGGCAGCGATGGTCATTCTTGATCCGGTAGCGCCCGGATGCCCCGTCCACCAGATCAAGATGGCCGACCAGTTCAAGGCGATTTTTGACCCGACGCGCCCGATTACTGAAGAAACTGGACGGCTCATGGCGGAATGGGCCAAGGGTAACGGCGACGCACAGAAGCAGAAGGCGGTCATGGATTTGGCGCGCGAACATGCCCGTATGGGTAAGGATGCGTTCACGGCGTGGTGGCAGAGCGATGAGGGGGCGAAATGCCGGGGCATCGTGAAGCCGATCATAGATGAGCTTAAGGCGCTTACGCAACAAGCTGACGAAGCGGCAGCCAATGTGGATGATAATCCGTTCAGGGATGTTGCCGAGAACGCTGAGTTTGTTGAGGGCGAAGCGCCGTGAATGGTGTGGTATCGCAGGATTATGCGGCGTTTTTGGATGCCAAAGGCCAGCTTGACGGAAACTTTGGGTTTGATCCTATCGAAATACCGTCTTTTCTGAAGGATTTTCAGGCATCGCTAGTAACGTGGGCTATTCAAAAGGGGCGCGCCGCCCTTTTTGAAGACTGCGGAATGGGGAAAACGGTCCAGATGCTTGTCTGGGCAGATAACGTGAACCGGCACACAAACCGGCCGGTTTTGATCTTGACACCTCTCGCCGTTTCACACCAGACGGCGAGGGAGGCTCGCAAATTCGGGATAGATGCTTCCCTATCTTTGGACGGCGTCGTAAAGCCTGGCATTAACATTACCAACTATGAGCGGTTGCATTATTTCGATCCTACGGATTTTGCCGGAGTTGTCTGTGATGAAAGCAGCATATTGAAATCGTTCGATGGTACGAGGAAATCTGAAATAACCACTTTTATGCGAAAGACGAAATATCGTCTTTTGTTGACCGCAACGGCGGCGCCGAATGAGTACATCGAAATGGGAACGTCGTCCGAGGCGCTCGGATATCTCGGATATATGGATATGCTGTCTCGGTTCTTCAAAAATAACCAGAACAACAGCATCAATCCGCTCGTTTATCGCCAGCGAGGGCGGAGCTTTAAGGTTCTGGACGAAGGGGCTAAATGGGTATTCAAAGGCCATGCGGAGGAACCCTTTTGGCGCTGGGTATGCTCATGGGCGCGCGCGATACGAAAGCCCTCTGATCTCGGATTTGATGATACGGAGTTCGCACTTCCGCCATTGACCGAAAATCACCATCTTATCCGTAGTGAGGCGCTTCCGGATGGGATGTTGTTTTCTATGCCGGCTATCGGGCTAGCTGAACAACGAGCAGAACGTAAACGCACAATAACTGACCGTTGTGAGTTTGCCTCATCTCTTGTGGCAAATACTGGAAGATCGGCGTCAGTCTGGTGTCAGTTGAACGAGGAAGGTGATTTGCTGGAAAAGATGATCTCTGACGCTATCCAAGTCAGCGGGCGCGACGACGATGAAACGAAAGAAAAAAAGTTCTTAGACTTCATCGACGGAAACGCTAGGGTACTAATCATTAAGCCTCGTATCGGTGCGTGGGGACTTAATTTCCAGCATTGCGCCCATATGGTCACTTTCGCCAGCCATTCTTTCGAGCAGTATTACCAATCCGTGCGGAGGTTCTGGCGTTTTGGGCAGGTCAATCCGGTTACGGTCGATGTGGTGGCCTCTGAAGGTGAAAAACAGATACTCGAAAACCTACAAAGAAAAGCGCAATCTGCTGACGTTATGTTCGCTAGGCTAGTTGACCATATGAACGATGCGCTTAATGTAGAGCGTAGGCGCAATTTCACGAAGCAAATGGAGACACCTAAATGGCTGTGAATAACCAGATAATTACCGATCGATATGCAATCTATAACGGAGACTGCATCGAAGTAATGAAGGGATTGTCGCCTGAAACGGTTGGGCTGACTATTTACTCGCCTCCGTTTGGCGGCCTTTTCCGATATTCCAGCGATGAACGCGACTTATCGAACTGTGTCAGCTATGAACAGTTTTTCGAGCATTACGGTTATGTTGTGCAGGAGATTGCGCGCATCACCAAGCCAGGACGAGAAACTTGCGTGCACTGCATGGATGTTCCGTCCGGCAACACCGGAACAGACTACATGATCGACTTTCCGGGCGATATCATCCGACTGCACAAGGAACACGGCTTCGACTATATCGCACGTTATAGCATTTGGAAGGAGCCACTGGGCGTTCGCAACCGAACAATGGCCAAGAACCTTGCGCACAAAACAATTGTGGATGACAGCAGCAAGTGCAGCAACGCGGCGGCGGATTACTTACTTGTGTTCCGCAAACGAGGCGCTAATCCGGAACCCATCGCTCATCCTATTGGATTGCTCGAATATGCCGGCGAACGCCTGCCGCCGTCCGATATTCTGAAATATCGCGGATGGACCGGAAACCAGATCGAGAACCGCTTTTCTCATTGGATTTGGCGCCAATATGCCTCCGCGTTTTGGGACGACATCCGCATTGGCCGTACACTTCCGTTCAATGATACGGAGCGCGCCGAAGATGGGGAGAACCACGAGAAGCATGTACACCCGCTCCAACTCGACGTAATTGACCGGTGCATAACGCTTTGGAGCAATCCAGATGACGTTATCCTCACGCCATTCATGGGTATTGGTTCTGAGGTATATTCGGCTATCATGGCTGGCCGAAAGGCGATAGGCGTTGAACTAAAAACGTCGTATTTTGCGCAGGCGATCCGTAACTGCGCGGATGCTTATGAAGGCCGCAAGCGCGAAAAACAGATTGATATGTTTGAGGCTGACGAGATCGAGGCGGCTGAGTAGCCGCCTACAACCGCACCACAACAAGGAACTACCAAACCATGGCAAGCGTAAACAAAGTTATCCTCGTCGGCAATCTCGGCAGAGACCCGGAAGCTAGATCCACGCAATCCGGGCAGAAGATCGTAAACCTTACCGTCGCCACGTCCGAAACGTGGAAAGACCAGTCCGGCGAGCGCAAGGAAAAGACGGAATGGCACCGCGTGGTGATTATGAACGATCGTATTGGCGACGTGGCGGAGAAGTACCTGCGCAAGGGCTCGAAGGTGTATATCGAGGGCAAACTCCAGACGCGCAAATGGACCGACCAGTCCAGCGTGGAGAAATACTCCACCGAGATCATGCTGGGCAAGTTCGGCGGCGAGCTGGTGCTGATGGATAGCAAGAACGACGCGCCGAGGGAGGAGCCACGTCAGGCGCCGCCCCAGCGGTCTGTTGCGTCTGGGCGGAAGGATGCGGGGGCTTGGGATGGCGAAGATGACGCGATTCCGTTCTAATGCAAACTGACTTACTAGACACAGCATCGTTAATGGGTCTAATCCGTGAAGCCGTGCGCAAGTGCGGCTCACAGAAAGATTTTGCGGCTATGTGCGGCGTATCGGCGGCGTATGTTTCTGACGTGCTTAACCAGAAACGTGCGCCGTCTGATACGATCTTAGCCGCGATCGGATACGAGAAAATTGTTAGATATAGGAAAACAGCATGACCGATGCCCCCACTGTAGGCCACAACATCGCCGCAGAACGCCTGGCGCAGATTGTCCAGAGATACGAGCGACTTGAGGATGAAAAGAAGGCGCTTGCAGACGACCAGAAGGACATTCTAGCGGAGGCGCATAGCGCGGGGTTCGATAAGAAAGCCCTGCGCACTGTCCTGAAGCTGCGCAAGATGGAAAGCGCCGAGCGCGAGGAACAGGAATTGTTGGTCGATACTTACATGCGGGCTTTAGGTGCTTAATGGACTTCTCTGACATCCCAGAGACGCCGGCAAAGCGCCGCCGCAACCGCTCCACAATGCAGGAATTTCTGGATAAGCCGGGAAAGCCGCGTAAAAAGCCAGAGCGCAAAGAGGACAAGCTACATGAGCAAGTCGCCAAGTTGCTTACGGCGATTATCGCCAAGCCTGGCGTGGCAAGCGCCGATCATGTGCTCTGGTACAGCGTGGAAACCCGGGCGAGGCGCTCTATGCGCGAAGGTTCGGCGAACAAGAAACGCGGCTGCATCCGAGGCGTTCCCGATATCGACGTTTACTTTAGCGGGTGCGCATACAAGATCGAGCTTAAGGCGCCGGATGGCGTTGTGAGTGACGATCAGGAAGAGTTGCACTTGCAGCTCGAGATGGCTGGCGTATCCATCTCCGTAGCGCGCTCTATCGAAGATGCGCTGCGCTCCCTGGCCTTTTGGCGCATACCGCATCGGCGTGTGTCGTGAAACAGCCACAACTACCGTTTAAGCGCTATACCAAGGATAAGCCAACGCAAAAACAGATACAGTTTGCGGCTAACGAAAGCCGGCCTGTTATGGATGGAGATACGTGCAGGCTTTGCGAGGGCGAAGGAGGCGACTGCCCGTGGTGTTTGGGGGCGGGTGTTATACGGATGACGGGGGATTAGATTTAAATCCCTTGACTATTATCTATCTTTTATCATAAGTTGAACCCTCAAAGCACCCTTTTAGGAAGGCCTATGATAAACTATAAGCGCCAGACCCATTTCCATTTAACGGGAGAAAGCTCGTGAGGCACAATCATGGCTTTAAGCGCTCTATAGTGTTTTCGATCCCACAGATTAACTATCTCAGGAAAGAAGCTGGAGAACTGGGAATTTCTATTGGGGAGTTGGTCCGTCGGATTAT